CTGATCGCATCCGCTCAGCGAGTCTCGAAGTGAGACAGGTCTCGTGCCTCTTGGTAATTGAGGTTTCGTGGTTACCGGGAGAAAGTAACGCGAAGTTTTCGCAATAAGGCTGATAAAATTCTGCTGCAGTCGAAACCAATGAGTCTAAATAGTTCCCATTTCTGTGTTCTGGCCGGCAGGCTGATGTATCGGCCCGCCTATCCCACTTACCCTGCATGGCACAAAAAAGGTCGCCTCCATCAATGATGGGCGACCCTGTCTCCATTGCTTGGTCAAGATGTTTTTTTTCTAGTTCCCAGCTCGTATGCGAGTTATCGTGGTGGGCATCGCTTCTTAGAAGTATTCGCCCTTTCCAGTCCTTATTGGGCTGGTCAAACTCAATTGTGTGGCTGTATCGATGATGCTCTGTGATTTTCCATCTTTTTTCAGTCATTCTTCCGTACCCTGTTCTAGCGAAGTCTTGAACTCAGTGAGCCATATATCGTCCCATGACATCTTATACTGATCAACACTTTGCGATTCTGATGGCGGCACTATATGTGTTCTGCAATCTAACACAAATGGTATCCAATCGTAATTTCTAGCAAGTTCAATGTAAGGACGCAAGGTGCTGACATTCGCAAACTTCGAGTAGACCGCAGCAACCTTTGATTCAGACAGGAAGAACGACCTCAAGCAATCCCTGGTCCACTCATGAATGTCA